GGGACGACGCTTTTTCTGCTAGAGGAGAAATGGAACAACGACGGTTCGGCCTTCTGGTTTAAGCTTCTCATGATCCTTGGTGGTGCAATGGATCATTTTTTCGACTGTCCTAAAGAGACAGCACAAGGCCGGGAAAACTGGGATTACCTCATCGCCAGGGCTAGGCTCCCGGCTGAGAAATGCGAGGAAATCATTGCTTGGTTGGCGGCTCGTGGGAACCTGGATAACCACCTTTGGAAAAATAAACGCATCATCTGGTGCCAGGAGTTTGTGAACAATCTGACTGAGGTCTACGCGCACCGGACAAATCCACTCCCGAAACGACCTTGCAACGGCATAACCACGGAGGAAATGCCCTTGCAAGCGCATAACCACGGAGGAAATGGTCTTGCAGACCCCATATCCGGGGATTCTACGACAGAGGAAGGAGAGGAACTAAAGGCAGGCAGGCAGGCAGGAAATCCGCCGCCCGCCGCCTCCTTTGTCTCGCTCCTGAAAAAGAGCCTGGCTGCCGCCGGCATCGACCTCGCACCCGCCGACCTGGACGCCTGCGCTTCGAAGCTGATCGCCTCCTCCGCCGACTCTCCCGCATTCCTCGCCTTCGCGGTGGATAAAAGTAGACAGGCGAAGAAGCCGGCGACCTGGTTCGTCAAGGGCGTGCTCGAGTGGGACTGGATAGGGAAGTGGCGGGCGAACGGCGCCGCGCCTCCTCCCGCTCCCCAGCCTGTCCGCCATGAGCCTCAAACTCTCCACGTCGAGCGCACCCCGGAGGAGGAGACCCAGGTCGAGCTCATGACGGCAGAGCGCCGGCAGGCGATGCACATGCCGCTGAGCGATCGGCAGCGGGAGCTACTCGGCTTACCCGCCCCGCCCACTCCCGAGGCGGACGCGTTCCCAGAGGCGGGCGAGGAGGGAGGAGTCGGCGATGACGTGTTCTAGCATGCAGCGAAAGGAAGGTGTAGCGATGACCGTGACGATCCATGTTGACATGGATGTGCGATGCCCGTGGTGCGGGGCTAAGGGCGCGAGAATCGTGGACGGGGAAGCGCAGCCCTGTCTCGCTTGTGTGCTGAGGAAGATCGAAGGCAAGCCGATCAGGAGGAGAAAACCATGACCGTGACGAGGTGGGTTGTGCGGCGCAGAGAATTCTGGAAGAAATTGCGGGAGGAAGGATTGGGTCGATAGGTTCCTTGCATAACGTCTATTGTGCGCATATCCCCGTGGAGGGGGTGGCAGCTTTGAGCGCCGCTCTCGCCGCGATGAAGGAGGCCAAGACGTGAGTAATGACACGATCTTGTCGCTCAGTAAAGTAATCCCTCGGAGGACAGAACGCATTGTCTTTTCTGCCGTTCTGATGGATTTCTCTCACTATACAGAGGGGTGGCGCGTGGTCCGTTCTCGAATGAGGAGAAAACTGGACGGATGCGAATGGTGTCATACTTCATTCGGAGAAGGAGACTCTATCGCTCTCGGATTCAGAAACAAACACGCTAACATGGTTTTATGCCAAACGTGTGCGAAGGAGGCAAAAGATGCCTAACCTGCGAAAGCGCGTAGAGGCGCTGGAAGGCGAGCGGGGAGATTTTCTCAAATTGTGGAAGTTGTGCGTCCCAGAGTGTGATCCTCTTGTCAACGGTCTACCGTCGCAATTCAGTAATCATATTCGGGGATTGCAGGACCGAGCCAAGAAAGCCGAGGCCGAGCGGGACCGGCTCCATGCCCTCCTCGCGCTGCCCGACGATCCCCTGGCCGCTACGCTGAGTGATCTTGTATTAGCCTGCGATTTATATTGGACGACATGTGGAATAGACGAGTCGATAGCGGCCGGAAAGAATCTTGTGGGTGTACTTAGAACCCTCCGCCGTCACCCCGACCCCCCGGCGCCGGCGATGGCTCCCCTCGCCCCCGGCACCTGCCCTGAGTGTCGTGGCACCGAGACATGGGGCGAGACAAGCGACTGCCCGGAGTGTCACGGAACCGGAAAGGCACCGGCGCCGAAGCGGGAGAAGCGGTGGAGGTGTAGGACGTGTGGACTTGTGCCGGGAGTTGTGACTTTCCCGACCTCTGGTACAGCATATCATTTCAACTACGAGACCGGTATTCCTCAATGCGGTCCCGTCGTCGAGGAGGTAGTGTAATGCGGTTTTATCGCTGTAGGTGTGGAAAGGCAGAAGCGTTCGGCTCCATGTCTCCCGCGCATTGTATTGGTTGTGGTAAATGCGGGACGACCCTCGAACTTGCCCCCTCATTGCATCGTGCACCTGATCCTCATGAATGGGTGAAGCGATTCGACGAGGAAACCGGCAAGCCCTGCGAGATATGCGACTGGTGCTCCAGGCGAAAGACGGTCGTCGAGGAGGTCAGTGATGCCTGACGAAGCGCGCTCGCCGGAGTGGGCCGCCGTCGACAAGGCGACTGACGAGCTCGCCAAAGCTTGGCGGGCGTACCGTGCCGCGTGGCTCGCTTACATCGATGCGCTGAGGGTGGCCGGGGCGACATCGCAGGGGAGCGCCGTATCGTGACCCGCCGCGCCTTCACCCTCCCGTTCGACCCGACCGCCGCGCTGACGCATTCCGACCTCATCCGCCAGGTCGTGCAGTACCTGCGGCTGCGCCAGTGGTTCGTGGTGCAGACCCCGCGCGGCGGGATCCCCGGGGTGCCAGGGTTCCCCGACGTGATCGCGTTCAAGGATGCGCGCGTGCTGTTGGTCGAGGCGAAGGTAGGGGCGGACAAGCTGGACTACTACCAGGTGCGGATGAAGGCGAGCCTGGAGCGCGCGGGCTTCGCGGTGGTAGAGGCGCGGTCGCTGCAGGATGTGATCGCGGCGGACATCTGAGGGCCTTTCGCTCCCGGGAGGGGAAGTGAATCGACGAATGCAAAAGCTGTGCGAGGACGCCGGGCTTGACCGCTACATCTGGGAGCAGGCCCGGCGTCATTTTCCATGCTTTGAAGATCAGCAGGACGCTCATTCCGAGGTATGGGAGAAACTCGCGGAGCTGAAGATGCCGCCGATCGGTGTCGAGGCAAGACGCTTCGCCTATCGAAAAATCAAGAACCACTATGACCGGAATCTCTACGCACGAAAGTGCAATCCGAACATAAATCCGAACACGACTCCCAAAAAACCCGAACGGATAGGGTGAGAAGGCGAAATGAAGGGCGCCCAGACGCCCAGGAGCGCTGAACTGCCAGCGCTCCACATTTCGCCGGTAAGGGAGGGGCATCCTGGGCAGGATCGCGGGACTGGGCAAACTCACTCCGACTGAATCACGCTTCTTCCGAGCCTACATCCAGGGCGCGACTGCGGGGGATGCATATAACATGATCCGCCCCGAGATGAGCCAGGAGAACGCGCGCAAGTCAGGGTGCCGGATGCTCGCACGCATAAAAAAAAAGTTGACTGGCCGCGCATGCTCGATTCTGCAGGACTGGGAGAGGATCGTCTTCTCTGCGAGCTCGAAAAGATGCTCGGCGCCGAGATCACGAAATACTACAAGGACGGGTCGCTTGGCCCTCATACTGACAACGCTGTTCGTATGCGTGCTGTTGAGCTGCTCGCCGATCTCCTGGGCAAGCGCAAGGCAGAGCTCAACATCCACGACGACCGCGTCGAGATCATCCCCGCCCCTCGCCCAGAGGACCAGCCCGCCGATGTTGATTGACTTCTCCCGCCTCCCTGAGGTCATCAATCCCGCCTACTACCCGCTGCTCTGGGACACCCGCCGATTCAACGTGCTCTACGGCGGGGCAGGATCTGGGAAGAGCGTGTTCGCCGCGCAGCGCTATGCTTACCGCATGGTGACGAAGAAAGGGCACAACGTCCTGGGCGTCTGCAAGATCGACAAAGCGAATCGTGACAGCACATTCGCGCAGATGAATCAGGTCATCAACATGTGGGGGCTTAGGGACGCATTCCACATCACCGTCCAGCCGCTCGCTATCACCTGCAAGCACAACGGCAATCAGATGCTCTTCCGCGGACTGGACGACCCCGAGAAGTTGAAGTCGCTCACATTCGCCAACGGCCCGCTCACGGATATCTGGGTTGAGGAGGCGAGCGCGATCACACCGACCGATGACCGGCAGCTCCGCCTGCGCCTCCGTGGATTCGCCGCCGTCCCGAAGCAGGTCACCTACACGTTCAACCCGATCGACGCGCAGCACTGGCTCAAGGGCCGCTTCTTCGACAAGCCGCTCCCCCCTGAGCGTGCGACGGTCCTAAAAACGACATACAAGGACAACGCCTGGCTCGCGCCCGATGACCGCGCGGAGCTCGAAGCGCTCAAGGATGAGGACCTCACGTATTACCAGATCTACGCCCTCGGCGAGTGGGGCGTGATCGGCAACGTGGTCTTCACGAATTACGTGATCGAGGACTTCCCGCTCGACCTCGCCGACTTCGACGCCGTGTATCAGGGGCAGGACTACGGCTTCAACCACCCGTTCGCCTTCGAGCTCGTGGGCTCGAAGGACGGAGAGCTCTACATATTCGACGAGGTGTACAAGCGACAACGCACCAACACTGAGCTCATCGAGGATTCGCGGCAGTACTTCGACGGGAGGAAGATCCTCGACCTGGTGAAGCGCGGCTCGACGACGGGCGACAGCGCGGAACCCGATCGGATCAAGGAATGGAACCAGTCCGGCTGGCGCACGATCGCCTCAAAGAAGGGGCCCGGAAGCGAGCGCTTCGGGATCGACTTCCTAAAACACAAGCGCCTGCACATTCACCGCGAGCGCTGCCCGGGGATCGCCGCCGAGATCCCGATCTTCAGGTACCGCGAGGACAAGAACGGGAACGTGCTCGAGGAGTTCGTTGACTACAAGAACGATGGGATCGCCGCGGTGCGTTACGCGACTGAGTCCCTGCATCCTTCGGGCAGCAAGTGGGGGGTCCTGTAGTGGCGCTCTTCGACGGACTGAGAAAACGCATCGCGCGCAGCCTGTTGAAAGGCTTCTCGGTAAACCGGCTTGCGGGATCCTCGTCGACGTCAGTCGGGCTCACCTATTCGCGCAAGGTTGGCGACGGCCTGGACTGCGATGTGATCATGATCCCCGTGCTCTGGGCTGCTCGGCGCATGGCCGAATCCCCGGTGGGAGTGAGAAAGGTCGACGACAACGAGATCGACATGACGCATCCCCTGGCGCGGCTGTTGAAGCGCCCCAGCCCGTTCTACAGCGGATCCGCTTTTCGGATGGCGCAAACTATCGAGTGGATGGTCGACGGGAACGCGTTTGCCTACAAAGTCAGGGGCAAGTACAGCGAGGTCCTCGCAGAGCAGTTCGTCCCGCATTGGGCAATAAAGCCGCACATCCCGGACAACGGCTTTATCGACTACTACGAATACTACCCGACCGGGGTAACGAGCCGAAGCGCAGGGATGATAAAGCTCCTACCCGAGGAGGTCGTGCATCTTCGCAACGGCATCGACCCAAACAACCCGCAACTCGGGCTGTCGTCCCTGAAGATCCTCCTCCGCGAAATCTACACTGACATCGAGGCTTCCGAGTTCACCGCCATCCTGCTGCGAAATGCGGGCGTCATGGGTGTAGTGATCTCCCCGAAGGAGCCGGGCTCCGTAGCCGGACCGGGCGAGAAGCCCGAGGACGTGAAGAAGGCGATCATCGAAAAATGGGCTGGCGTGCGCCGCGGGGAACCCATGGTCATGACCGCCCCCACCGATGTGAGCTACTTCGGCGTTGACGCCGCGAAGTTGGACTTATCCCGTCTGCGCGACATTCCCGAGGAACGCGTGACGGGCCTCCTGGGGATCCCCGCGGCGGTGGCGGGGCTCGGTACCGGGCTGCAACAAACAAAAGTCGGAGCAACCATGTCGGAGATGCGCGCCATGGCATACGAGGACTGCATCATCCCAATGCAAAATGCCTGGGCCGACGATTGGGATCTGCAGCTACTCCCCGAGTTCGAGGCGAACCCGGAGAATTACTGCGTCGCATGGGATCTGTCGAAGGTCCGCGTGCTGCAGGACGACGAGAACAAAAAGAGCGAACGACTCACTCGGCAATTTGCTTGCGGCGGCATAACACGCCTTGAATATAAACAGCAGCTCGGCTACGAGACCAGTCCAGAGGATGACGTGTACTACCTCTCGACCATCACGGCGATCGTGCCGAAGGACCAGGCGAACGGTGACGTCGCACCCGCGCTCCCCCCAGCTCTGCCCGCTCCGAAGGCACTGCCTGCTCCAGGCACGAAGACCGCTCGCGCGCCCGCCAACGTCTCGCGCCTCATGCACCGGCTCGACGCCGATCGCAATCGCCAGGTCGCGCAGTGGAGCGCGAGGCTCGAGAGGCGCTTCCGTCAGTATGGCGACCAGGCGGCGGCAGCCTTCGAGCGGATCGCGAAAGAGCGCGGGTTGAAGGCTGAGCCGGACTGGACGCGGGCCGGCGACCAACTATACGACGAGCTCGATGTATTCGATCTCGCCTACGAGGCGGAGTACCTAGCGGTGGCGAAGGACACTTTCAATTCCATCCGAACCATCCTCAACCTGGCCGTAAACCTCTCCGATCCCACCGAGCAGCGCATAATCGCAAGGGGCGGAATCCGCAAGGGCTTGGTCGACATCTCGAGGCAGACGCATGGCGCGATCTTCCAGGCGATCGAGCAAGGACGCGCTGCGGGAGAGGGCGCCGCCGGTATCGTTGAGCTCATCCGCGAGATGGTCCCCGCCGGCCCATGGGGATCCGCCGCGACGCGGAGCATGGTGATCGCCCGAACCGAGGCGAAGTACGCGCAGAACATCTCAAGCCTCGAGGCCTACAAGAGCAGCGACAACATAACAGGCGTGCTCGTGTTCGACGCGCAGCTCGGAGAGACCGACGAGGAGTGCATGCAACTCAACGGGCAGATCGTGTCGTTCGATGAGGCGGGGCAGCTCGCGGAGAGCGAGCATCCCAATGGCACGCGGTCCTTCGCGCCCGTGGTTGGAGGATGAGATGCAACCAACCGGCAGCCAAGTCATGGCGCACATCGCAGTTTCAAAACTCAGGCGCCTCTCTGAGTGCAAGAAAGCGCTCAGCGCGTTGCTGAAGAAATACCAATGCGTGATCGCAGTCGAGCAGAAGGAAGGCCAACTCATGAAGTTGGCGATCGCATGCAAGGAAGAAGCCGGCGGCATGCGGCAGATCTTCGAGTGAGGGAAAAGGGATGGAGACGAAGGTCCTAAAACTGAGAGATCTCAAGTTCGACGGCCCAGAGGGTAGCTTCGCCGCCGTGTTCTGCACGATGAACGTCGTTGACAAACAGGGCGACATGATACTTCCCGGCGCCTTCGGCGAGCAGCGCGTCATCATCTCTGCCTATGGGCACGGCTCATGGGGAGAAGGTGTCAATGCGCTGCCCGTAGGCAAGGGCAGGATCTACGAGAAGGGCAACGACGCTCTCGTCGAGGGGCAGTTCCTCCTTGAGACCACCGCGGGCCGCGAGACCTATCTCACGATCAAGGGCATCGCCGACCTTCAGGAGTTCTCTTTCTCCTTGCCCGATATCGAGTTTGAAATGCAGACGCAGGACGGGGAGACGGTGCGGCTCCTCAAAAAGATACGGGTGAACGAGGTATCTCCCGTCCTCATGGGCGCGGGAGTGAATACCCGTCTCCTGGAGATCAAATCCGGAAAACCAATACAGCTTGTCGATCACCTCGAGCTCGTCGCGAGCGACGTGCGGAATGTGATTGATAGGCTAAAGGACGTATCGGACCT